TGGGTGATCCATGTCACAAAATGACTAAAATTATCAATTTTTGAATTAAATAATTATTGAATATAAGTAAAGCATAATTTATTATTTACATAACAATTAAATAATAATTGAATGTAGGTAAATAATTATGCAACTAACACTCACAATATCAGATGATTTAAAGAACGACTACCTTGAAGCTGGTGCTGCACTTGTAGCTTTTAACATTGAAGTTGAAAGTGCAACCAAGTTGGCTTCTAAGTATCTAAATGTTTCTTCTATCTCTTTAAATGACGAAACTAAAAAGAAAAAGAATGAGCTTGAAGAAAGAGAAGGTGATCTTTACTCTCAGATTTCTAAAGCTTTAATGACCTCTGCTATTGAGCAAATGACTGTAGCAGAACCGGTTGAAGCTAAGCCTGTTCCTAAGAAAGAAAAGGCTAAGAAAGTTAAGGTTGAAGCTGAACCATCTAAGGTTGAAGCTGAACCTGCTACTGAATCAAAACCACTAGAAGAACAGGTTGTCTCTGAATTACCTCCATACCTGCAACCAATCTATAAGAAGGAAGCAACAAAGCTACAGTATGAATGCATTACTGTTCTTGATGGTAGAACTAAAGACCGCATCGTAAGTAACTTCTACGAATTAGATACACACGAATTTGTTGTCTCAACCTCAGATAAAAACGATGAAAGCATGGCGGTTATACGTCTAAAAGATTTGATTTCATTCCACTGGGACAACGCACCTACAGACAAGGTTGTAGACGGATATATCAATCTCTTGAAGGTTATCTTTCAGGTTTCTAAAAAGCTTGTCGTTCAGAAGCTTGCTTCAGCTTTAATACGTCAGTTCATGCTTACTAAGGCTAAGTTCTGCCAGGAAACAAACAACAATCTGAAAACAGCAGGTGAAGCTATTGCAAGCTTTTTAAGAGCTGTAGATGAGGCTAATCAGCGTGTATCCATCAAAGATAACGCTACATCTGATGATCTCTTAGAGGAGCTTTTGAAGAATGTCAAAGACACCAAGTTACCAACAGAAGCTAAGGCAAGCTAAACGCATAGCGATTGATTTAATCATCACTATGGGACTGTTAGCCTTTTGGTTCACATTGTACGAGATTTACGAGGTTTAAGTTATGACATTAGCACCTGAGTTAGAAGAGTTACAGGCAAAGCGCAACGCTTACATTTACGAACTTTTAGACAAGTGTGAGACAGATGATGACCGCTTCACTACCTCACGTATGTTCGGTGTTGGCGGTTCAGATATGCCAAAGCTCATGGGCGAATCTAAATGGGGATCTGCATACAAGGTGTGGAGAGATAAAACCTTTAGAAAGACACCAGAAGAGATTGCTCGTGACAAAGATTACTTACCATTTGCTACAGGTCACGCTCTAGAGAGTGTTGTAGCAGACAGATATGAGAAACAGACAGGCTACACCGTATATGAAGCTGAGAGTGTAGCAATGAAAGATTATCCATTCATCGTGGGTAACTTTGACCGTCTTGTGTACGACAAGCCAATTGATGAAGGTGGCGCGCTGTTAGGAGGTTTGGAGTGCAAGACGGCCGAACGTAATGGAAAAGTCCTTCTAACTGATAAAGACGGTAACACATATGAGCGTACTGAATGGGGGAAGCCTAGCTTATATGACGGCACAATCTTAGTCCGTGAATCAGATGAGATTAACCCTGAGTACTGGGCACAGGTTCAGTACTACTTGATGGTGTCAGGTCTTGAATGGTGGGATGTAGGTGTTCTTATCGGTAATAAAGATTTGAGGTTCTACAGAGTACATGCAGATCGTGAGTATCACAAGAAACTTTTTAATATTGTTTATCACTTCTGGACAGTAAATGTACTTCAGGATGTAGCACCTGCTAAGAGCATGAGTGATTTGAAAGCTGAGTCATTAGTTAAAGGCAAAGAAGGTGAAGCAACACCTGAGATTTTAGAGCAGCTAAAGCAAATCAATAAGGTTAAAGCTGAGATTAAAACTCTTGAAGCTAAACAAGAAGAGCTTGAAAACAGCTTATGCAATGAAATAGCTGACTACACCAAGATGACATACATGACAGAGGATGGAAAGAAAAAGACAGCTTTCACCTTTAAATCAAGTGTTCGTACTGCCTTTAACGCAAAGCTTTTTGAAGCTAAGAACCCTACTCTTTACAACCAGTATGTTCAAACCAACCCTACTGCAAGAGCATTAAGAATTTATCTTTAGGAGTGACAGATTATGCCAATGAAATTTGATGCGCCCCAATTAAGCGCTAACGTTCAGCAGGTGGTAACACCAGTAGAAAATGAAGTGCACGCTCAGATTGAACCTGTAGCACCAGTTGTAAATGCTGAACCAATGATCAATGAGCCTTTAACTGTTAGAGGAAGTGCCCCATTACCTGTAAAAGAGGTTGATTACCCTGAGATTAACGATAAGGCTTGGGATTTTTGCAACAAGATATCACGCTCAAATTTAATTCCTGAGTCAATTCGCTCTACAGCTACAGCTGACCATACAGCAGAAGTTTATTTAATGATGCTGACAGGTAAAGAGCTGGGCTTCACCTTTATGCAGACATTAAGCGCCCTTTATATTTTGCCTGGTGCTACACAGCCAGCTTTATACACAAAGGCTAAGAGAGCTTTAGTTCTTCGTGCCGGTGGTGTTTTTGAGAAAGAAGACTGGGATCAGAAAACTTTAAGAGCAACCGTAGTTATTAACCGTAACGGTCAGCGTATTGAACGTTCATTTGGTGCTGATGAAGCTATATCAATGCGTAAAGCGTTTAAGACACCTGATGGAACTGTTCACGGTGCTGTTACAGCTAAAGGTGCACCTACACCATGGGCTCAGGATTTTAGAGGAATGTGTATGACCAGAGCTATAGCACGTGCATGTGATGCTGCTTATCCTGATGTGCTTTTAGGCTTACCTTCAGTTGAAGATCTTAAGGATACACAGACATACGGAGAAGCTCCAGTACAGACAGTGGTAGAGAGTAATGCTGAACTGCCACAGGCTGAAATTAACCCTGCTGTAGCAACTGCAGTTAAACCAAGAAAGAAGAAAGCTGCAGCTCAAAAAGAGTCTGTACAAAACGCAGAAGCAGAACTTGAACAGTTTTCAGAACCAAAAGAACCACCATTCGCTTATTAGGAGATTTTTAAATGATTAATTTCGGTAAAAAGCCACAGGACAACTTAAGCAACAACATTAACACAGCTAATTTTGCTCCACTTGATACTTCAGGTATTTTCCCTTTACAGATTGCTCAGGCAACTCACAAAAAGGATGTATCAAAGAAGAATGGTAAGGCTTACGAGCAGATCATCATCAATGCGGTGGTGCTTAACACTGTAACCAATGAGCCACTACGTTCACTTTCATTCTCAGTTTTTCTGTCAGCAACTTCACAGGAACTTCAAGATCTGCTGTTCTTTACAAAGCAGTTCGATGCTGAGGGCAACATCATTTTAGATGACTATGTAGAAAAGAGGGGAACAAAGAAAGATGGCTCTGGTGACTACTGCATTGAAGAGTACAAGCAGTTTCAGGGTAAGAAAGTTGTAGCAATGCTCAGATTTACAGGTTACAGCGACAAAGGTAATCCTATATTTGAAAATCTTGGCTTTGTATCTAAAACAGGTCAGAGTGCTGCTGAGTTTAATGCAAATCTACCAGCTTCTAAACATCTGAACGCATGGAATGCTTTCTGTAACAACAAACAGAATTACTTAGATCCTGAAAATAACAAAACTCTTGCTCGTCCTGACTATGTACCACCTCAGAAACAGCAACAGCAGGCACAGGCTTACGGACAGCAATATGCTCAGCCAATGCAGCAAGGTTATGTACAGCAGGGTACACCTGTTTATGCAGCACAACCTCAAACAGGTTATCAGCAACAGCCAGTACAGCAGATGCAGCAAGGTTATGTACAGCAACCACCTGTAAGACAGGCTCCACAAGGGGTAGTTCAGCAGGTACAGCAGATGAACGCATTACAAGGGGCTACTGTACAGAAGGCGGATGATGACCTTCCATTCTAATAAAAAAAAGTAGTCAAAGGTGAGTATTGGCGGTGTTTCTACTTCGCACCGCCCCTTTTGAAGGGATTGAAAAATGAGATTAAACATATTAAAGCACCGTTTCACAGTTAGTTACATCGATGAAAGCGAAGATTTTACAACTCTATGCAGTGATGCTAACTGGATTACTGCACTAGACGACATGATTAGAAACAGTCAGACAGTAGATAACGTTACCTACAGAATTTTTGACACTAATTTAAGCATGACAGCTTTTTATATAAAAGCAGACACATTAAGACACAACACTTCTGTATTACCTCTTTTCTTAAAAATGGTACGTACATTTGAAGAGAGATACCTTAAAGGTTTTGAGTTTGGATCTTCAATTGCTGTTGAAGCATAGGAGCTGGTTATGGCAAAACCGATGATGATAGGTCACATACCAACAGATGAAGAGATTAAAGAGTATGAAGTGTTAAAGAAAGAAGAAAGGGAACAGCCTTTAGCACTCAATGCCACTGAAATTGAAGTTTCTAACATTAAGAACTGGGTATCAGCTCAGGATGCAGCATCTCTTTTAGGTATATCAACAGCAATGTTTCAGCTTTTAAAAAGAAAAAATAGGTTAAGAGGGGTCAGAGTCATGACATTTGGAAGAAGACAGCGTTTCTTTGGTCCTGATTTATTGTGTGTATTTAAATCAGTCGTGAGGGTGCTATGAGTTTAAAAGCCTTATGTAAGGCAACAGGAATTTCACGTAACACGGCAAGAAAAAGACTTCGTGAAGGATGGTCAGTAGAAGAGATTGAAAGTTTTTATAAGAGCAATAAAAGAGTTTATCAGAGTATAGATGAGAACATTGATGAGCTCTTTAAAAGAATTGTTAAGCCTCTGAGCATGACATTTACTGAATTGCTGCAGAGTTTGGAATTTAACGGCGACAGTGTAGATGTCATGGTCAGTGATCTTGGTATCAGTAACCATGAATTTAAGCTGATGTGTAAGAAGTATGCACTGCAGTGGTATTTCAAGCACGAAGATGAGATTGAAAAATTACAGGAGTAACTATGCATTTGGAATATAGAGGTCGTGCAGGCAGTGAAAGTATTTCTGAACCTGATGATTGGGTAGAAGTACCTGATGAAGATGATGAGGACTACGAAGAAGACGATCGTGACTATGACGATTACGATCCTGATGATGAGGTTTGCGATGACAGTTACGCAGATGCTTATTTTGCTAAACAACAGGAACAGTCAGACAAATTTTGGGGAGATTAGAAATGAAAGTTACAGATCATTTAGGTAATGAGTTTAAGTCAATTAAGGATATGTGCGAGTTTCACCATATCCCTTCAAAGATTTATGACAATCGAGTTAATAGACATCACTGGAGTATGGAGAAGGCATTAACCACACCTTTAAGAGTTAATGAGAATGAAGGCATTAAGAAGACACAAGAAGAGAGTAAAGAACCAATTACAGCAAAGACAGAGGAGACAGTATCTATTGAACAGACAGTGCAAGAACAGCCAAAAGATGTAGTCAAAACTTTCAAAATCTTAGGTGCCACTTATAACGGTACAAAGGTGTTACAGTCACTGGGTTTTGCTGATGACTTTATTCATTCAATTATTAACGATCTGAATGATGATTCATTAACCCGAATTGTTCGCTTTGAGCTAAAGAAGGACGCATCTACTGATTTGCAGTATGCCAAAGCTTTAAATCGACTTTTAGATGCTTTTGATGGTTTGATGTTTGTTAAGAACCTGAAACTTGATAAAGATATTAAAGTTCGTGAGCAGTTCAGGCAGAAGTTATTAGAGTTCGCTGCTTAAAAGGTGGTGTTATGTTTATTCATTACAAAAGCGTTTCTGAACTTGTAAAGAACCGTGAAAAGTATATCGGAGCTGTTTGTTATGAGTACATGAAAGATTATGACTTACCTTACGACCTGGCACTTAAAAACGCAGAGGAAGACTACAAGATTAAGCTAGAAACAATGTCAGGTCGAACTAAGGTAAAGCAGGTCGAAACAAAGAAGAGTAATGACAAATGGCACAGTAATTCATTTGCTCAGAGCGTCAAGGTAGGAAAGCAGATAAAAGACAGTAAAAGAGCTGAACGTGACTTAACCAAGAAAACAACTATGACTTATGTTGACTGTGACGGTCGTGTATTTGAATCAGCTGATGCTTTCTGTTCTTTTTACAAGATCCGTTTAAGTCAGTTCATGTTCTTAAAAGATCAAAGAGGTTTCACTGTAAGCAGAATTTCAGAGTTGGTTAATGAAGGAAAAATACAACATGCAAATTAAATATGAATTAGATGAAGGTGCCTATGCCCCAGCAAAAGCACATGACAGTGATGCAGGCTTTGACCTCTCATGCAGAGAAGATCAGGTTTTAGAGCCTAATGTAGCTAACACCATTGATACAGGTGTGCATGTGTTAATTCCTGAAGGCTATGTAGGTCTTGTATGCCCACGTTCTTCATTCAATGTTAAAGGCATTGGTACACCTATTGGCGTTGTTGATGCTGGTTATACAGGTTCAATCAGAGCGGTATTGGAACCATATAACCTGACAAAGATTTTTAAGGGCAACAGAGTGGCTCAGTTAGTAATTCTTCCCCTTCCACAGGTTAAGTTAGTGCCTGGTGAAGTTATTGGGGCTAAGACAGAACGCAGTGCAAATGGCTTTGGCAGTAGTGGAGTATAAATATGAATATTGATGAATTTGCGTTGAAAGGTGAAACATTTAAGCCATTAGTCGCTCCCTTTGAAAAATATCTTGTCAGCGATTATGGCAGGGTTTGGAACTCAAAAACCAAGAAACCTGTAGCTTTAAGCAAATGCTATTTTTCAAATCACAGATCAAGAGGTTACCTGGCATGTATGCTGTATTCAGGAGGGGCTCAAAAACATGTATTTGTACATAGGTTAGTAGCCTCCGTATTTTGCGAGAATCCGGATCCAGAGACACACACAATTGTTGATCATATTGATAATGATCCCAGAAACAATCTTGCAAGTAATCTGCGCTGGGTAACACCTCGTATCAATACCACAGAAGCTTTTAGTAACGAGTTACAGAAATACACAAGATGGCTGATTCAAAAGACACAGGAAGGAACTAATGAAACAAAAGACATTAACTGTTGAGCTGACTCCTGAAGAGCGTGACATTCTGCATAGTGCGCTGCTTAATCACAGGCTATTCATTGAAAGGCAGATGGATGAAGAAAAAATGCACTCCAACTTCGTGGCAGTGGTTTGTTTTAAGATTTGAGGTGATTATGTACGAGCTTATGACCAAAATCGCTCTGACCTTCTCTGTATTCAATCTTGTGATTTTGTGTTTTTTAGTGACAAAGATGATCGACTACAGAGACAAAGCCTTCGCTGTGTACCACTTCTTAAGAAGTCACTGCACTGCTCTGGTTGAACTGGATAAATTTATCAACGGTGAGGATAAAAAATGAACTTTGATATTAAAGACATAAAATCATGGTCTAATAGACATGATGTTAAGGTTGGTGATGAAGGGTACTTTTGTAATCATATTAGTGATTTATGTGATATGAGAGATGTTGAGTCAACAAAGATTGAGCGTATCTATGATAATCAAGCTAGTTGTTTTTCTTCAACCGCTTTTTATGGGGGGTATTCTTTTTTCTTACCTTTAAATGCGGTAAAAGAGAATAAGCCAAAAGAAAAGGGATACAGACCTTTTAGAACTATAGCAGAAGTTGATGAACTTTTAGCTAAAGATAGTGTAAAGCATTATTGTTTCGTTGGCAGTGGTTTATATCTTAGATACAAGGCTAAACCTAATATTACTAAGCAGATTACAATCACAAATTTAGAAGTAGATACAAAAACTAATAGATTACTCTTTATAAATAGTTTTACTCCTAAATACCTGGTTAAGACTTTTGATATTAAGCTCGCTGGTGAATGGTTCCCTTTTGGGGTGGAGGTTAAAGATGAGTAATGGCGAAGTTAGTTTTAAGCTGTTTGCTTGGTAGTTAAAGTTTTTAATATTTAGTGATTGCTAGCACAAAACAGTCAGTTTTGTTTAGTGGATATTTTTGATTAATTGTATTAATTAGCTTGTTGAGTGTTTATTATGACGACTTTTGATTTTGAATTTAATTGGGACTTTAATCCAATGGTTAAGAAAAATCAGGAATTTTTGAAGTTAACAATCCATTACGATAAGTTATTTAACAATGATAACGAAATGGAATTGTCATCTTTAGCTAAGTCATGGCAAGGTTTAGCTAAGGTGTTAATTGGTTTAACTAATTTATCTGTACGTGGAAGGATAGATCCTAACAGTTCTAACATTAAAGTTACTACCAAAGCTGAATTAACAAAAGGTTCTATAATCACAACAGTTTGGGTTTATGTCCAAGATCTCGGTCTTTTTGATGGTGCAGGAACTGCACTATTAAGCTTTTTTCTAGGGATATTTTTATCTAATAGAAAGTCGAAACAGATCACTTCTCGAGATGTAGAAATTGAAAGGCTGTCATTGGAATGTAAACATCTAAAAGACCAAATATCAGATATCAATAAAAGGATGGATAATAAAGACGAACTAATTAAAAGGCAGTCTGAAATTATTGAAGGAGCATATAAAGCTCTCCAATATAGCAACGACCAAATAAATGAAATTAAAGCTACAAGTCAAAAGCAAGCTGACGAATTTAACTTACACTTAAAAAAATTAAACTCATCGGGAAGAAGTTTTTTAAATCCTGTTAATACTGAATGTGAAGTTATTGAAGGTTTGTTGGATAAAAAAGTTATATTTAGCGCTGACAGTGAGACAAAAGAGAGTTTTAAAAACGAAAATACATACTTGAATGTTTTTGATTGTGAGGTAACTTTAAGAAAACTAGATAAAACCAATGGAGCTTGCACTATTATCTACACTGATCCTAGCAGTTACAAAGATTATATTATTCCTGCAATCATTGTAGATGGAAACTTTAGACATATTCATAATGAGTATCTAGATTCTTTTGCAAACAGACGTTTAAGTGGTAATTTAATTGTTAACGGTCAATTAGAACTCAATGAAGATGAAACTCCAATCAGAATGAGTATTTACTCAATTTCAAAAGATACTTCAGGCAACTAATTTGCTACATCGCTATTATTTGCGCTATACTATAAACGTAGCTCAAAGCTACCGTGCCTAAGAAACACGACAGTACATAGCGCTGACTTGGCGACACACGTCAATCTCACCATATTTAATACATAGCCTTTAGGCTTACTGTATTTGCTTTATGGTGGTGTGGTGTGAATATATTGAATAAGCACCGCTCGACTATGTACGAGTTTCTTAGCACCACCGACCCACTTAAGAAATGGGTTAATTAAGAAATATATATACATAGGAGACATTCATTATGTCTAGTACTCAAATCTCAACTTATGACTTCCATAACTCAAATATTCGTGTAGAACAGAACGATAAAGGTGAAGTGCTCTTTTGCCTGGCAGATGTATGTGCATCACTTAACTTATCAACACCAGCCAAGACAGCTAATCAGATCAAAGAAGAGTTTGGGAGGGATGAATTAAATTCATGTCTCCTCAAAGACGCTAATAACCACGGTCAACAATGCACCATGATCACCGAGCCACAGTTATACTTCGTAATGATGAGATCTAACTCTAAGATTGCCCGTGAGTTCAGGCAGTGGATTTGTAATGAAGTATTACCTTCAATTCGCGCTAATGGAACTTATACACAGAAAAAAGAACAGCCAAAGAAGCGTTGCTGGTATGTAGAAGAGATTAAAACTTTAAGTGACAAGAACAACCTGTCTGATGAAAGTTTTGTTGCATTAGTTGATATTGCAAACAGAGCTTTTAAGCAAGGTTATGCAATCGCACTTAATAAAGGTAATCCACAAGCTCACTTAAATACTCAGGAGCAGATCGAGAGTGGACAGGTTAGGGGAGTATTGATGACTGAAAGACAGGCTGTAGCTGTTGATCATATACTTTACTATCATCAGATATTCAGACCTGATCTTCTTGCTATTTATGATCAAATTGCTTCTTTGCAGAAACAAGCTCAGGATTTGTGTTTTGCTTTAAGAGACATTAATAAAGCAAGACTTTATGAAGCAGCAACAGCACCTGACTTTAGTGTAGATGTTCTGTTAAAGAATAAGAAACAGGCTGTTTAGTTGAAGTAGGGCGGTAGAGATACTGCCTTTTGTTAAAAAGAGATATAAAAATGTTTGATTTAATAAATAAATTAGATATAACTAGAACTTTTATTGTTAAATGTACAGTTACTCATTTTTATGATGTATGTGAAGTTACTTATCTTGAAGTTACAAGAACATTTGAAGGAGGTTTAGTTACTTTTGCTTGTGCTCACTTATTTAAGTTAACAATCAGATTCGACCAAAATGCTAACAGTAAAGTTTTGTTAAATAATTTTTGCAAAGCTCTGACTAAGCAGTTTGATTCTTCAAGAGATAATTTTAAATATAAGTTAATATTCCCTGATGCTTTTAGAATTGTTGATAAAAAGAAGGGAAGGAAAAGAGTCTTTGGTTATAAGACAAGAAAAATTAAAGAATGTACTTACTTGGTTGTATATGAGTTGTTTTTTGATGAACTAATAATTCTTAGTAAGAAAATAAAGTACGATAAAGACAAAACAACAATAATTGAAGCTTTTGTTGAATGTTTAAAGTTAAACGGAATTGAGATAGCTGAGAGGGAGGAATAATCTTACTCCCTCATGTTATTTTTTTATGCGTGCATGTGCTTAACTCTGTCACGAACCTCAGCTCGTTTTGCGTTGTTAAAGCGATCTAAGGTTCCTACAAGATAACCAGTAACACGTCTGATGCGCTCAAACTTGACACGTTCACCTACAATGCCATTAACAGCGTGTAATCTTGTGTACATATTCACTCCTTTATAGTGTACTAAATCAAATAGTTAAACTTTTCTATATTTACCAAAGTGTTTTGAGAATGTAATATTACACATTAGAACGACGTTGGAGAAGAGATATGAAATATAGAATAGGTCTTCCATTCTGGAAACAAATATATAAATTGTTTGGTGTAACCTTATCATATCGCTATGATATTTTTAAATCCAAAGAGACCGGCTTAATATATGGTTGTAGTCCTGATATTAAAGGGCTCAACGCAGAAGGTAAAACCGTTCAAGAAGTGATTGAGGCTATTGAAAGTGGAGCTTACGATCTAGTACGTCTTGACTTATATGGCGTCGATGACGAACAGAATCATCCTAAAATCTCTCCTAATGGAATGATAATAGGTGCTCTTTCTTAATGAACGGTTACTACAAGATTGTCATTGAGATCTTAAAAGAACACGGTTATAGATATTACCGAAACGGTAAAGGGTCTCATGAGATTTGGATTAAACAAGATGCTCATGGAAAATTAACAGGTCGTGTTCAAATTCCTACACATCTAGCTGATAAACATTTTGCTCAAAAGCTCTTACGAGATATTGGTATTACAGACAAAGTTAATTAGTTATTATAAAGCCTCTATTACAGAGGCTTTGTCATTCTTAGAATGAGTTACGACTTAGATACTGTGCCGTCATCATTTATTGTATAGCCATTTTCAATAAGCATTTCTTTTACAGCTTCACGTCTTGATGCAGGAATGCTGTCAATAGTACGCTTTCCCATAATTACATAACGATAGTACAAAGTATTCATTTTAAGCTCCTAGTTTTGCCTTTAATTGTTTAACTTCTTCCTGTAATTCACAAACTAAATCTGACAGTTCAATAATTGCATCCTGATTTTCTGTATTGGATGTTTCATATTGATCTGACAATTCAAGTAAACCATCTGATAAGGTTTGAGGATACATAAGTTCGTTCTTTACTTTAACTCTTAAATCTTCAATCTCAGATTGATCTCCAGAACTGAAGAAGTTGAAAGGGGAGATCACCGCATTGTAGTTTGTGACACTCTCTTCACTGTTAAAAGAAGCAATCTCTATAATTGCCTGTTGTTGCTGTTTTTGCAAGTATTCAAGATTGATAAGACACTCTTCAATAATGGTGTTAAGCTGCTCTTTTGTAACTTCCTGTTTGTCACCATTCATATCAGTGATAACAAGATTTGTATCAGTGTAATTCAATAAACTTTTGTACAAGTCTATATGTTGCTTATCACCTGGTAACAACAAACCAAAACTGCAAAAGAAGTTGCAGTTAATATCGCAATAATCATTAAAAGTACATTGAGTTTTCAGATCGTAAATCTTTCTTTGCTTTAAGCGGTTTAAAGCATCAGCATCAAAAAGAGAATGGAATGTAGTTAAGATTGTATCTCTAACACTTTCCTGATAAGCGTTAAGCTCTATATCAAGTTCTTTGTTTGTATTGTCAAAGTACTTGTATTCATCTGTATCATCATTGTAGATGATCTTGTTTATACTTAAATCGGTAAGTTCATAAGATTGTGCCATTTCAAAGTAAAAAATTTCATCTTTCTTTTCAATCTTATTTTCTTTTAAACTTATTGTATAAATCATTATAAGCTCCTAAATGCTTGATGTTGTCTTTTCATCTTTTCTTTCCAACGTTCAATATTTTTTTTGTCGTCTTTATGATTGATTGTATCTTCCATTGTTTCTACAAACTCTAAGTTAGAAACACAGTTATTCAGATTGTTTCCGTCTTTATGCTTGATAAGATGATAATTGTTAGGGTTATCAAGCCAAGTGTCAGCGACCACTTGTGCTAACAAATATCTTTTGATGCCTAACACATCAATCCAAACGTAAACATGACCGCTAATCGTTTCTGTTTTACAAAAAAAATTGCGTTTACAATCGTAAACTTTTCCTTTGTCAGAAACTTTTACAATAGGAAGACACTTCCAAAATTTCCAATGTTCCATTAGCCTAATCCAAAATTTCCGTTAAAAGTAACCTTAAAAGCCTGTGATAAAGTTGCTGATTTGTTATAAGCAACAGTTCCGCTTAGTGTTTTTTTAGCTAAAAACGACTTGTTACCTGTATTGTTTGTTGCAGAAATACCGCCACTGTTTACTGTTAATGACGGTGCGCTAGGATAAGTCACACCATAGTTAAAATTACCTTGTGCAACAGCTGATTTCGTTTCATCTGGATAGGTTGTAGTCGTTGTTGCAACATTACCTGTAACGGTTAGCAAATATCTTACAGAACCAACATTTACGTTTGAGCCTGATGCTCCTGAATTTGTAGCTGTTCCTGATACTCTTATCACGCATGAACTTGTACCTGCGCTTACAAGTGTTCCGCCATAATTGATGTAAATTGCGGGTGTCTGTAAAAAAGTAACACCGTAATTAACAGTAACATCAGCGGTGACAGTGTAACTGCCGGGGCCAACAAATTGAGTGCCAAAATCATGGTAACCCATAGGCGTAACTGTTTTACTTGTAGTTGTTGTAGTTGTACCTGTTTTACCGCTGTGTGTAATAGTTGTACTGATAGTTCCCGACAAAACATTTGTATATCTTCGACTTATTGCTACATGGTACTTAGTATTGTTATGTGTAATAGCTAAAGCACCACATTTATAATACCAATGATTATCTAATGTAGTCTCTGCGCCATTGTTTACAGCAAACAAAGGTGTATATCTTAATGTGCCGTTATCATTTAAGATTAAACTAGGAGTAGTTAGTTTTGTTGTATGGTTCCAAGTTGAATATGTTGTTCCATTTACATTAAATTTTATGCGCGCCATATTAACCTACTGTAATTAAACAACCGCCGATTTTTACACCTGCTGAAAAATTATGTTGTGCTGAAATAGTTTGAGCTGATGCCAATTTTACGTAAGTTGATGCTATGTTTGCTCCATTACCATCATTAGTAGCTTTCGTTGCACTTGCACAACTTCCTGATCCTGTAATAAAGCCAGAATCATTAGTAAACTGACTTAACTTGCTGTATGTAGTGTTTGTATCAGGAGGGATAACCCATTGACCGTCACATCTTAGATAGCGATTTGCTGCGCCTGTTGCTGGTGCTGGCACTAAGCCTGCTGAACCGTTGGCGCTTGTGGTTGAACCTTTCATTTGTGAATAGGTTGTATTAGTATCCTGTGTTGTAATTGTGCCCGTTGCGCCGTTACCCTTTGTATAAGTAATTGTACGACCGTTTACAGACAAAGACTTAATGTAAGTAGTATTGATCTGTTGTCCTGCACCGTCCTGTGTTGCTTTTGTCGCACTTGCACTGTTACCACTGCATTCTTTGGCACTGTCAGCGATCTTTGCGCTGTCAGCAACTTTGGCAGATTCAGCCTTACCGTCAAGATCTGCTTTAATTATTTCAGGCAATTTGATAATACCATCAGCAGAACCATCAAATCCGAAACCTGTACCTGTATTGGTTCCACTTGCATCCTGAATGTTAATAGTACGAGCGGTGGCGAGTTTTTGTGCATTTTTAACATTAGCCCAATAACTTAAATCTGTAGGAGCTTTTATTGTGGTTGAAGGTCCATTGTCAGTAACACAAACGTAAAGTTCATTGTTATAACGGACAAAAGAGCCTACTTCATAATCAATGTTATTTACATAGTTATAAATACCACCATGCATGAAGTAGTATGCAACTTCGCCTAATAACTTAAACAGAGCATTAAAATCTTCACGTTCTGGAGCTATACCTCCTTCTTCAAGTGGTACAGCTGTAATTCTGCCAAACAGTTTTGCAAAAGATACGTTACCTGAATCGACTGCAACGTCATCTTCAATCTTGTTTACATCGGCGTTTTCGCCTAATGGTCTTGTCCAAATTTGAGGTTGCTTATTCATGTTTTATAAAACCTTTTATGAAATGTATGGATATAAAAAAAAGCGGGAGTTTTACTTCCCGCTCTTCTTTTGGTTTAATTCAGCAATTTTTTTTAGCTTTGCGCCTAATTTACACGGCTTGGAGCAATAGCCTTTACTATCCAAAGGTGCTAGACAATACTTACACTTCTTCATTTATAAGCTCCTTATACTCAGTCTTTAAAGCCTCTAAAGTATCTTTGTTATCTAAAAGATAAGCTGTTACAAGTTCTTCTTTGATCTCTGCAATTCTTTTATCTTTGGTTAAGATCTCTTTTTGAATTTCTTTTTGTTTTACAGCTTCATCAGTAGGAGGTGTAAAAGTAATAGAACCATCTGCGTTAACTTTTGTATTAGCAGGGCAAACGTCCTTAACATGGTCGCCAAAGATTGATAAGTCAGTAACCTCTTTGGCTCCTTCTTTAATTAGTCGTCTTGCATCTGTTTTGTTGTCAACATTGATGCATTCACCGTTTAAGATAAAAACTTTAATCATAAATAATCCTATTGGTAGGCTCGTAAAACATCACCGTCATCTGATGCATTAGTAATATTAAAAGTAACAGTTGAAGAGGTCGGAATATAAATATATGCGCCTGATGAACTCTGAACCACTAAATAATAGTACACAGCGCCAATGTTATAAGCATGTCCTACAAAGTCATTTGTGCCCGAAAGAACTTGTATATGGCATGAATGACCACCTGAATGTGTGATATATAAGGGTTTACCAACTGTTAGTCCTGTAATACTCCAGTTGCCGTCATAGTTTCTTGTAGCTCTTAAAGTAACCTTACCTGCATCAGCTTTTTTTAGATAAGTAGTATTGATCTGCAAACCATCACTGTCTTGAAGAGCACGTGTACTTAACCGTGATGAATTAGCGTAATTGACTGAGAAATTAGCAGGGTTGTAGACATACATGTTTGTGCCGTCATTACCGCCCCATAGCCATGTAGGTTGACCGCCCATACCACTCCAGTTAAAGTTAATATCACCGCCACCTACTTTGCGAGGGTAAGCCCTGTTATTTGATGTGATATATCCACAGTCATTTTGAAACTGTGATAACTTACTGTAGGTTGTGTTTGTGTCTTGAGTGGTAAGTGTGTATCTAGAGCCATCTAATTTTGTAACAGTAATGGTTCTACCTGAGATACTGATGTTTTTAACAATGGTATTGTCAAGATTTAAACCGTTAGCATTCTGACTTGCTTTAGTTGCGTAAGAGCTTGAGGTTGCATATTTAACGCTAAAGTTATAAGGATTCCAGACATAGAAATCTACACCGTTATTACTGCCTAAAAGCCATGAAGGCTGATTTGCCTGTCCACTCCATATTACATTGATATTTGTACCATCAGAACGCTTTGGATAGGCTCTATCTGCTAAAGTTGCGTGCTTAGCTTCTGTTGCATAATCTGATGCATTTGAGTTGTTTACTCTTGTTATAGTGACGTTACCTTTACTGTCAGCGTACAGGTTATTAACAGAACGAACAACATGCTTAGATTGAACAGTAAGATTACCTGTAATATTACCGCCTGTAAGAGGTAAATAGCGGGTTAGATCCTGTACTGTGGCAAATTTACGCCAGTATGAGCTGTCTGTAGGAGCTTTAATTATAGATACAGAAGGACCATTCTTTTTTATACATAAATACAGTTCATTATTGTATTTAATAAATGATCCTAAGTCATAATCTACAGATGTGTTGTACCCCCATACACCACCGTTCATGGCATAAAAAATGGATTGTCCAATTAGGTTAAACAATCCATTAAAATCTCTTCTCTTAGGAGCCATACCACCGGCTTTTAACGGAACTTCAAAGATTGATCTGAACAGTGTTTTTTGATCAACAAAGCCGGCTTCTAAATTTTCATCCAAAATGTCGTTTTTATCGGCATTGTCTCCTAAAGGTTGTTTCCAAATTTGAGGTTGTTTACTCATGCTATATCCTCACGAGAGTAAGTAGAAAATGTTGAATTACCGAAGTTCTTTAAGTTTGAACCTTTAAAGCCAAATGTAGGGGTGATCACCTGATAAAACTCAAGACCAACACCTGTAGGTAACCATGGTAAGTTTAAAAGCGCTGCTATGTCAGCACTGGCAACGTTAGAACGCATTAAAAGACGTAATGTCATGGTACTGATATGAAGAATTTGTATATCAGCTTTAGGAAACATTGTATGCAGCATTTTGTTAAGATCTGCCAAAGAACTGTTTCCAATATTAATCATAGCTTTAACGAAAATGTAAGTTCTATAAGCTTCATCGCTTAATCTTAGCTGACCGTTAACTTCCGTATAAAAAGGAGCATGATTAAAATCAGCTACTCGCTCATTTTTTAACTTCACAGGATCAAAGCCAAAATATGGAAGTGATTCGTCTTTAGCTAAAAAGGTGCGACCAGCTGCAACAATTCTTCCCCAGACATCAAGCCCTATGCCTTCTGCTGTAAGAGGGTTAATCATCTTGTTGTAAATCAGTTCGATGTCAGCTTCGGGGTTGATTGATTCCCAAAAAGCGTTAACTAAGTTACAAATATGTTTTGATGCTGAATACTGTGATTGTATAGTTGCATCGATATGAAACTCTGACACTTATTCCTCCTTCTCATCAACAAATTCCAAAATGATGTTGTTTTTTAACAATACTGGTTCACGGTTACATGGAGTGTGGATCATGTTCTCGAAGTTTGTACCATCAGATGAAATAGATATGTTCATGATGTTATTGATATTGTTGTTTAATGTTGAAATGATGAATCGACTTGCATAAATATCTTCGTTCATACCCACTCTTAACAGCGGTTCATTAGCAATAAGATTATCTTCTAGACCATAGAAGTTGTTGTAAATAGCATCTTTAATAAGTGTCTCGTACTGATTTGGCAAAGTCTCTTTGTCTTTTAAAAGAACTTTAATGTAAATCTGCAATTTCTCAGGTCTTAAGAAGGTTACATCTTCTGTAGCTCCAGTATATTCATCTTTTACTTTTACAGAAGTATTTCCGTTGTAATCGCATCCTGCAGATACCGTCTCATAGATAGCTCTGGCAATGTCCTGATCATTACCGCCTATCACAGCAATGAATACACTGTGAGGTTTGATACTGTAGCCGTCTACTTTCTTAATTACATTGGTTCTATTACTGTCGATGTAACAGGATAAAACACCATCGCATTGAGATATTCGAGAGTAGATAGCTCCATTTGTGCCTCGTGAATTTAACGCTACAGAGTTGTATCTTCGAGTTTCAAAGGCTGATTGTGATTCTTCATAAGAACCTACAGAAGCACTGTCGTTGTTAGTTACACTATCCCAGCCTGCAACAGTAGTTACAATGTTTGTTAATGTATCTGCTCCTGCTTCAACAGGGCCTGTTTCAGAACATTTAAACTGAGCATCAACAGAACCATTACTCTTAATAGTGACGTCGTTCATTAACTCCCATTTTATGCCAGTAACCTCAGATTGAATAAGTGAGCCTTTAGGAATAAAGGTGTTTTCTCTACCTTTACAGGTACAAACACAGGTAGAGTTAACAGCTGAATGTCTGGTTAAAAAATAAATCTTGCCTAATGCATCCTGAAACTTACCTGATGCAGTCAACGGGTTAAATTGATTGGCAAGAAAAGCAATTTCAGCATCTTTTTGTGAAATTGCAGCAGTTTGAGAATCAATTAACTGTCCTGCAGGGGTTTCAGGTTCTGTATTAAGCTCAGGTGTATTGTCTTCTTTAAAAGCTTCTTTCCATTGAGATGCTACCTCAGAACGTATGTCTTCAACTTCTGAAACTGTAAAACCTTTTGAACTATCAAATTGCAACATTGATCATTGTCCCATCGTTTAATTGAATTAACATTTGGCAGACTAACATTCTGCCTTCAGTAGTCAGCTGGTTAACCTGAGCGTCTGCAACTCCTTCAACTTCAAGCGCAGCATCTCTTAATCTGTTTTTTAGAATATCTATTGAAGGCTGTTCTTTTAACTCAAGAGCAAAGTGAGGAATACCACGATCTTCATCGTAATAAGCATCTTTAATAAACAATCTGCAAGCATTAGCAACGTTTTGAGCTATGGCATATTCAGCATAGCAGTTAGCTATCTTGCCATTTTTATCAACAAACAAATCCCATTTATCAGGATCTAAGAATAGAGAATGCATATTGAGAACCTTGAAAATTGGTGATTAATGAATTATCTTTATAAGTAATATATGTAAAAGGAGTAAGTTCTACTTCTTGCAAATCATTAAGGTTGGACAATGGGTCACCCCTAAAATGCTACTCGATGCGACACCCTGATACTTGTAGTGTTTCCTTAATGAGCTTACTCCTTTACTTTTTTACATTTCTTTAAATTCTTTCCTTTAATAGGTCTAACAGTAAGAATTGAATTTACTTTATTACCTTTAAAATTCTTTAAAATAACTACGCCAAAATTACCTTGAGGATAATTTGTTTTTAAGTATGAACCGTCAATATCTTTATAAAGTTTTCCTTGTGTCATACAGTTATTCATTTGCTTAATAATTTCATCAACAGAATAACCATTGTCGGTTCTATTCTTTATAAAGTGCTTTAAACCAAAAGTATCAGTGCCATAAGCAAGATCTATATTTCCTAAAACAGGATCTTTAAAAAATGCTTTTAGATAACCTGACTTTTTAGATAAAAGCAATTTTATTGCATCACTACCTTTTAATGTGGTTTTACATTCATCTCCATAGTTGTTATATATTTCAGCTCTTGGTGTAGTTTGTGATTTTCTTTGCTTTACTTTCTTTTCATTTATAGGTTTGTTTTTATAGATATGATCTATATTTTGACCTTTAAAATGACCGTTTAATATATTACCGTTTTCTTCAATTAAAAGATGAATACCATTTTTAATGGTTACCCAATAAGGATTATTAGTGTTTGAATCACAGGTTAAGAAATTAGCGTAAAGCATACCTAATCTGTAAGCTACACCAAGTTTAAAAGCTTGTTCTGTATTCATCAGTTTGGCGTTCCTGTATTGCCACTGCCAGGATAAACACCATTGTGAGTGTGGGTATGTAATGAAGTGCCAGAAGCAATAACATCTTTCTGTGAGATGATGTCTCCGTTAAATGTAGCAGTTCCTCCGCCTTGAGTACCTGATACTAAAGTTCCTGTAACCTGCACATTACCGTTTAGAATGATTGTAGGAGCATTGATAGTAGCTGTTTGAGTGTTGACTGTAACGCTGTCAGAAGCATCTACAGTGCATGTCCTACATTTAATGTGTACATACTCATCTGTTTCTACTGTGTAACCCTCGGGAGCGTGCAGAACGATTGTTTTGTCCTGTTTTAGATGTACCCACACTTTAGGATCTTTAGTGTGAATGGTTGCTACCATGATTGCATCAGCAGGATTGAACTTTCTGAAGCTTGCAGGTCTTGAAGTAGCAGTCGTGGTGCTGTTGATGTTTGATACATCAGCCTTCATGCATAAGAAAACGCCAATATCATTTGGTTCAGGATCCATAATGACAGCAGCAATGCCTGCTTGAAATCTGTAGTGTGGTAATTCCTGATAAGAAGGTGTTGAAAGAGCATTACCTTCTGCATCAGTTTGTGCAATTAAAGGTGTTGCAATAACAGTTTTGGTACCACCTTCACCTGACGAGGAACAGCTTTCAATCTTTGCTAAAAAGCCTGTAAAGACAACTTTATCAATCAGTGACCGTATGTGATACTCCTCAGCGTTAAAAGGACTTAACGGAGCATACATACTCTGAGTACTGGCTTTTTTAGTAGACGTGATTTCAGACATTATACATACCTTCCGCAAGCACCACTCATATGAGGATAGTAGGCTGTGATTGTAGATTCCCACGAACCATCACTTGGTAAATTAGATGACAGCTTGTGACTTAATTTTGTAATTCGCCATTGGCCTGTGCATTTTGGAACTAAAGTTTTTAGTTCAACAAGCCCTGCGAATTTAAACTGAGGATTGAATACAGCTTTAAAACTGATACCGTTAGAAGACATGGAAGGGTAACCAATCAAGCCTGTAGTAGCTGTCAGCTTTGGTACAGTTCCTTTTACCGAAGAGCCGTTACTGATTAAGATCATTTTGTCATCATCTATAACAAGTTCAGCGCCAACCTGTTCACATGCCTGTCTAGCCTGTTCAATGGGCGAACCGCTAAAAATAGCGTTTTTAACAGAAGCTGTTACACCTTCATTCTTGAATGTAAAACCAGCAATCTTAGCCTGTTTCTCAACAAAACTTGCAACGCTCTGCGTCCCTTTAACAACATTCTGACCTTGTGCAGTAATAGAACCAAAGAAACCAATACGAGCATCAATTTTCATTTTTATGTCAGGTTGTGAATTAAAATCAGCAACAGCAGAAGCTATAGTTCCTGCAAATACCTGTGTGTAACCGCTGTAATCATCACCTGCATAGATATTTATGTAGTTGTAATTGTGGTACATAGGCATCATTGCAAGAGTTGATATACGTTCCATGACGTCACGAGGTAAGTTATAGATTTCTACAGATGCTTTTCCAAAATCAGGTGGTCCTAATTTCTCAATGTTAGCTGACATACCAAGATCAGAAATTAAGATACTGTTAGATCCATTTTTAAAAGTTCCTTTGTTTAAAGTGATTTGAACCTTTAATTTTCTGATTTTAAAAGAGGATGGTGCAGATGACTGTTTGGTTGTAGCTTTATTGGTTTTAATCTCAGTTACTGATTGTGTCTTGGTTGAAGAACTGTTTTTTAACACACTGGTAGTTTTACCCCAGATAATTTTAGAAGCAAACATACTAGAACCTCAACCCAAGATCTTTACATTCAGTTTCAGTCAGATAAACAAGTTCAAATCTGTCACCCAATTCGGTGTAATTAGGTTGCTTAGGGATATCCGCAGGGTTAATTACATCAACAATGTAAAGTTGACCTTTAAACTTTGAAGGAGACTGAATAATGCCTGTTTTAGGTTGAACTATTGCGCCTTCAACAATTGCCTCATCGTCTACGTACAAATCAAGAAACATGTAATCACCTTTTTGATACAGGTGAATTTGGCAGATTTGATCATCAAGTATGATTTGAAATTCCTGATTCGGTAATGCTTCAACAGATAGAACTTCCATAGCTAATTTCTAATCCACTTTTTAAAATCATCAACGGGTTTACTTAACACACTGTTAAGCATTGATTCAGGCTTTTTCTGTGTCTGTCCTCTTGATTTGCGTTTTGCAATCTTTGTATTGGTATACTCACTCTTAAACTGTCGTACCTCAACAAAGCCACAGTTAACAGTTAGCAAATCAACGCCTGTAGATGAATCTCTGTGATAATCCATCTTAATGAGGTTAAGCGATTTGTATTCCTGATCTGGCGTAATCAAACTGACAATCGTTTCGCTGTTGCTCAATTCCATTAACGCAGACACAGCTGATAAGATTGTTTCAGGTGTTCCTTTAATACCTAAAACAACCTGTATCTCAATAGGGGATTGAGTTTTATTGTAAGAAACAAAAGAACCGTTTTCAGTAGGTGAGGAGATAGCTTTGCTTTCATTTTTAACATCAATGGCAAAGAATGTATTAAAAGTAACAGCTCTCTCTCCGTTATCATCCACAATGTTCCATGTTCTGGTTACCTTTTGCCCTTGGGTATTGCTGTCGCCTGAAAGGCCATTGATAAAAGAACCCAGTCCTGCCTTTTTAGCAATAGCAAAAGCCTGTGAATTCTGAAACCTGTTAACCTGTTTAAAGAACTTTAAGTTATCAAGTTTTCGCAGGCTGTTTCTAAGATAGGGATTTGCTGTAAGCTTGGTAATATCACTCTGAGTAAACATATTACCTGAAGTGATATTCTTTAAACTAAGTCTATCTAATGCTTTGTCCTGATAGTTTTTAAAGTTCTCTAATCCGTTAATAATTCTTACTTTAAAGCCATTTGTTGAGCTGTGAGAATTACTTGAATTTAATACAGCATCATCTTTTACATCAGCCATATTTTTTAACCTATGCTAAAAGATCATCTAGTTATAGCAGACGCTTTGCGCTGCTAAATAAGAGTTATCAAGACCGTTAGCTGTCTGTATTACAGAACGTGTCATCTCAGGAGTTGCTCCATTGATGGTGAAATTGTTGTTAACAGTCTTACTCTGATTAGAAGTAGAATTTGAATTAGTGGTATGGTTACTTACATTTGAGTTTGTAACTACCTGTTGTGTTTTTTCAGGTGTAGGAATAGAAGCAACACCAACCTTTAGATTATTAGCTGTTCTAACAAAACCCTGTAAGGTTTTCTGATCAGTCTGTAGTGTATTAAGACGTTTGTTAGCTTCATTGTACTTACCGGCCTTTCTTAACCTGTCAATTTCAGCAAGTTCTTTTTTCTGTCTTGCAAGCTCAGCTCTAAAAGAACGTTCAAATTTGTTTCTCTTTTCAAGTTCATTGTTTAACTTGGATACAGAATTGTCCTGAACTGATGCCTGAACCTGTTTTACGTTTTCAACATTTTTAACGTTGGTTACATTTGAATTCTCAACATTCTTACTGGTTGTTAAGACGCTGTTCTTTGTATTTTCAACGTTATTAACATTCTCTACGTTCTTTAAGTTCTGAATGTCTGTTTCTTTCTTTTTCTCTTCAAGTTTTGTAAGTACTCTTGTTTGAGATTTCTGCTCCGGTAAACTTGAAGTTTGAACGTCATCATCCACAATAGGAGCATCGGTACCTTCATAAGTGGTAGGCTTTGAAGCATCTTTCTTATCTTCATCATCATTGCTTGAGAAAGGATTTAAACCTTTTACCCACTCGATCATGCTTTTACCTTTTTCAACTACAGAATTAAACATTCCTAAGAATTTACCTTTGATGTAGTCGATAATATGCATTAACCAGTCTGTAACAGGTTTAAACAGATTTTTAAATGAACTGCAGAAATCAGACCAGCCTTGTTTTAATAACTCAGTGTCTCCAGTAAACAGGGCAACAATTGCGCCCATTACCATTTCTACAACACCGAGGATTGCGTTAAAAGCGCTTCCTACAGCATTCACAAGAAACATTGCAGCTTGAGCTAAGCCGTCGAACCATGTTGCATCATTTCCTTGGTCAAACAGCTTTGCTAAAAGAATGCCAAAGTAAGCAATACCATTAAAAACATGCTCTAAGATGTTTGATAGGGATCTTAGTGACTGCTTTAATGTTTCAATGAAGGTATTAACTCCTTCTGAATTTTTAAAACGTTCATAAAACTTTGTTATAAAGTCATAAGCCTTTTTACCAAAGTTAATGAAAGGATCCCAGAAAGTACCAAAGAGGGATTTACCACCTTTTATCCTTACTATCAGATCATCAATAACAAGAGCTAAAGCTACAATACCTGCAATGATCCACGTAATAGGATTCATTAAAATTGCACCTGCAAGAGATATAAATGCAGGCACCAAAGCAGTAGTAATAACCACAGCTAAGATTTTAAAGAATCTTGCTGCATCTTCCTTGTGTTCTCCTAACCACTTGGAGAATGAATTTAAAGCCTCTACACCTTTTAAGAGTATTGGATTAAAAGAACGCATCAGAACAGCTGAGAAATCAGCTACAGCAATTCTAAAGTTAGTTAAAGCCTTTTGGCTTTTTACATAAACTTCAATATCCTGTTTTGTGTAGCGGTTGAATGCTGCCATCTTCTCACGCCACTCATCTAACTGCTTGTAGTAAGCACCTGTCATCTGAGCTACTTGTGATAATCCACCAAAGTAAGATTTAAACATTGCACCAACAGAGAAAGCAGCTGCTAAAGGTCCTGCGATACCCTTAACAAGCCCAAGCATACGATTAGCTGTATTATTAGCTGTTTTATCTAATGCCTGCGCAACATTAGATGTGCTCTTTTTTGCATTTTCCTCAACCTTGCTCATTTGCTGTTCAATATCACCAGCATCTAAGCCAAGTTTAATTAAAAGTACATCACCTAATGTTGCCATTTTTTAAGATCTCTGTTTATTTGCAAAATCATTTGCAATGTTTTCATTGGTTCTTGCAACATACAGACACTCTAACAGGTTCATAGCATCTTCATAGCTATAGTACTGTTCAAGTTCCTGTAAGGTTGCGTAATGCTCCTGAATCAGTGGAGCAAACAGGCGTGAGAAGTTCTGTGTTTGGATAAAATGAGGAGCTTTACCACCAGAACTTAAGCTTGCTTCTTCAAGCTGTTTTCGTTCTTGTAAGAAGAAAAATTTACAGCAAATACCTCTTTCTGTAATTGCCACAAAGCTCTAATATCATCAAAGATTTCAAGCTCTTTTTCAGTAATACTGATGATAGCTTCATCATTCATTCTTACGGCAGTTTCTTTAACAAGGTCAAATAACAGATGATCTACAGTGTCAGGATCTAACTGACCAAAGAAACTGAAGCCTTTTTGAGCTATTAAATTGGTAATGGTACTCATAGTATCTGAACCTGATACGCCTAGTTTCTCTATATCAATGTTGAGTAATCCTGCTTTTGCCAGAGCAATACCAACTCTGATTAACCACTTTTCAGCCTTAATTGCAGGAATTTGAGTTAATCTGAACTTATATTGTGCTTCACCATCAACGATAGTGATGTTTTTAATCTGTCTCATGTAATAATCTCACCTATAAAAAAGGAGTATCAATTTCGATACCCCTAATCAATGTTAGCTACGGGAAAATTAAATAGTAGAGTCGTTTACATCTTCAAATGTAAATCCCCACTGAGTAGGCTCTAATACTTTCTTTGCATTTAAAATTGAAGGAACCTCTGTCAGGATGCCATTAATCAAAGTAAATTCTTTGCCTAAAGCAGGAATTGAGATTGAAGCTGTAATTGAATAAGTTGTCTTATTTAATCGCTGATTGTTAGCAATATTTCTTAAGTACTCAATAGAATCTGAATCAGCTTCTAATGAAATCTTAAATGGAATAGGTGCAGGGGTGTAACCTGCTGCAAGCTGTCCATCTACACCCATTCTTACCTCAGCAATAGTTACATTATCAGAGCTGAACGCATCATCAGATGCGAACTTCTCAATCTGCACTCCTGAAGGGTAAAGCTCTTCAACTGTTAAGATTAAGATTGCGTTTGCACTAGTAATAGTCTTCATTTATTTCTCCTAAACTACAGCAATTGAAGGCATGGTTAAACGGTGTACAGCACCACCATAGGTGTAAACCAAGTTACAAGAAGGGGATTTACGTTGCTGTCTTGTCTGAGCTGAAGGATCTAAAATCTGTAAGTAGTAGCCGTTATTGTAGATTTCGTCTGAGTAATCAGCACCTAACTCTTCGATTAAAGAGCTCTTCTGAGTTTCAGATAAAGATACACCAGCTTCAATTACGCCATTATTCTTTGCACGGTTAATTACATCTCTTAGCCATGAGCGGATCATTGCATAACCACGTAAGGTGTAAGGTACTCTTCTAACAGCTTCAAATCCTGCCATTACCTGAACCTGCATTGCGTTACATAACCAGATTGAATTTAGATAAGTATCAATCCAGTCCCATTCACCTAACATACGGCCAGAGTATAACCAGACAAAGTTGTCATTACGGGTTGCATAGTTACCTATGAAGTTGACTTTGTGTCCCTCAAGAGCATTTGCTTCGTCTGTATCTAATACATTTGCACCTAATCCATCCTGAGACTTGAATGCAAAAGTAATAGTGCTGTTCTTGTTATCCCAGGCAATAGAAGCTGCTGCACCCATGATAAACGCTGCAACACGATATGAATCATAAATAACAGTGGTTGCTGCTATGTTTTCTGCAATCAACTTTTCAGCAATAATTGATTTACTGTTACTGTCAGCATTTTCTTTAGAGCTATCCCAAAGTACATACAGATAACAAACACCTGCAGAGGCATTAGCTGTAGCCCATTCTCCTAATTCTAAAGCTTCATCATCTGATGCTTCCCATAAAGTGGTGAAGGTAACGAAATTTTGGAAGCTTAAAGTTAACTTGTTGAAAGTAGCTGAAAGGGTAGTTGAATCAGAACCGTCTGAAACTACGCATGAGTCGGCAGTAAAGCCCATTGCAAGGGCAACGTCTCCTGTAGGTGTTGCAACAGATACATTTGAAGATGATGTGCCATTTGTAATAGTAAATGCATTGGTTACTGAATCAAAAGCAACTGTTAAACCTGATAACTCCGCATCTTCTGAATCAGAATCAAGATCTCTTAAAGCCTCTTGAACCTTGTCAGCTACTTCAGATAATGAAGATGCTGAGGATAAATCTAAGCTTGAAACAGTATGAATTTTGCCTGTTAAAGTTACAGAAAAAGCGCCATTTGAAATCTGTTTTAAAGATGCTAACGCTGTTGAAGGCTTTAACGCTGTACCTCTAACAAAAGGTGCTACACCTGTATCGCAGTAACGATAGAAATACAGAACAGAAGGCTTAATCTGACTGTTCTTGTAACCGCCAAAGTACACCTGAGCAAATTTATATTCATCTGATGTTTCACCAAATGCAGAAGCTACAGCCGAAGCTGATGAATATGAGGTTGGTGCATTTACGGCAAGTCTTGAATTCTTTGAAAGAACAAGACCATTAAAGACCAGATCAGAACCTGTACCTTTTAGAATTCGAGGTACAATGCTGACGATGTTACTTGCACTAATTGGCATTGTATTTTTCTCCTATTTAATAGAATCTACGTTCTTAATACCTAGAACGTTCAAAGAAGGGTCTTGCTTTTCAGCTTCAGACAAAGGGGTAATAAAATTGTTTTTTACATTAACTTCAGTAAAACCATAGCTGTCATAAATACTTTCAGTGGACATTGCTATATGAAGAGTAGTTGACCAACGCTTTAAGTAGTTGTTATCGTCTGATACTATGGTTGTGTCATTTGAACTGTCTGCATAGAGAATATGCATTCCACGAGTATTTAAGAATTCATAAACAACATCTGACTGTGAGAAGTTATCAATTGAACTAGCTCTTAGCATTGCATCCAACCCGTCAGAGCCGTTAGAAGTATCTGCATAACAGTCAATCTGAACGCTTACTTCATATTCAACTTTGTTACGCTCTTCTTCATTTTGAGCATCATATTTGATCTCATTGGTGCCGTGTCTTACGATATTTAATATTGAATAAATAACGTAATCACTTGAATCTTCAGGAAGGGCAAGATTGTTTTGATTGCCATAGAAGATGTTGTTTTCATCTACAGAGGGGATTAAGAACTCATTTAACAGCTCATAGAGTGTTTCCTGTAGATTGGTCGATGTCTTGATCGTGTTCATTGCCTTTGTCTTCAGAAGGAGTTACGGGAATAGATGGTGTAAGTTCAATAGCTTTAATAGTTAGGTTTGGTGCTCTGTCTTGAAGTTGAACTCTTAAGCACATCCAACCTGCTTTTGAAAAGTCCTCTTCTACAGCGATTACAAACCACCACATGCCGTTACTGTCTTTTAGGTAATCACCACTACGTGACAGCTGTCTGAATACACTGTATGGCTTTTCTTTTAGGTTATCTGATGATTGTAAATAGAGCTTTCTGATCTGCGAGTTCTGACCAGCAAGATTAGAGTGATCTAATGCAGCATCATTCTCTGACTGAAAACTGCCTTTAACTTCAATACCGTTCAGATAAATAGCTTTTACAATGCCTTTTACATTCTGTTGCCCACAGGAACGAAAGAGGGTAAAGGTTTCATCTGCAAGGTTAGCATTGATAGCTCCTCGCACGATGTTGTGAAGATTTAACATGGTTTTGCCTATGTTGAAAAAGTAAGAAAGGTTTCTTATAATTTAGTAAAAGGTGAATTTTGTGATCTACCTGTCGTAGGAAGCAGGATTGGCGTAACAAGTTCACCTTAATAAAAGAGCTTTGTGATTCTACCTGTCTTTTTGAAGCAGGACTGGATGTCATGAAGCTCTTTTATTTTTTAATTGCGTCTGCCTTATCAATTGCATAATGTGAGAATTCTGCAACCTTTCCAGCCTGTTTTGATATTAAAGTAACCCTATAAAAATCGTTATCAATCTTAAGTGTCTTTTGTGTATAGTGAATTATTACCTGATTGCTTGGATTGTGATAGTCTTTAGCTTTTCCTATCTCATGACCCGTCCTGTAGATGTAACCTAAATAAGGTAGAACCTTTAATTTATCCTCATTGATATGGCTAGCTGTTTCTTTAATGCCGTTTGTAGAAAAAATTAACTTATCGCAACCTGTTAAACCTTTAGGCTTGATTATTGGTGTTGTATAACTCTCTTTTAGATATCTCACCACTCTTTTAGTAAGAGACAAATTTTTAACTTTATCTGACTTACTAAAATATTCAAATGTCGGTAACTTATCAGGTCCAACAGAAGATCCTGCACCACCGACAACTTTATGATTTTTAATTGCTATTGTTTGATTGTCTTTAGTTTTACGAAATTCAATTTCTTCATCATTGGTTATTTTTAACTTTAATCCATATACATAACCTAATGCATAAACATAACCGAATATAAAAGCTTTAGCTTTATTCATTATTGAATCTCAAAACTTATTGAATCTCTTAATAACCATGAACTGATACCAGCCTGAGACGAGCTTGATGTTCCTGTACCGTCTTGTGAATGCCCCTCTGAAATAGCTCTATATATAGCCATTGTCATAGGTGAACGAGGTGGAAACCTGTTATTCCTGGAACCACCATTTTCAAGAGTTGTTTGAATATCCTGAACCATAATCGCACCGACTATTTGAAGCGATTTAACATAAAAAGAGGCATCAGCACCTACGGAGAAATGAACCAGAGATTTAATAAAGTAGTCTTTCCAATTCTTTTCTTCATCTGCAATGGTGTATCTAAAAAATGGTCTTGGTGGATTGTATAAAGTAGCACCTGCAGGAACATGAACACCATGATGAGATAAATAACCGCTTTGTTTTGGTGTTACTCTTTGAACCCAGCCAAATTCTAAGTATTTGCCGTATTCCTGTGTTGATACACCGCTTTCTGAACGCATATCACGAACACCAACAGCTACAGTCTTGCTAGATTCTGTCTTAAGGTTTTTAACCAAAGATTTAAGCTGTTCTAAGTTAACTTTGATCTTATGCATGATGTGATATTTGTGAAAAATAGCCTATAATTCAGTAAAGCAAGAGTTTTAGAAAAGAATTCTGTTTCTTTGTAATACATTGTCTAGGTCCGAAATATGCGATGTTCTCTTGCTTGTATCTTTGTAAAAAGCAACCTATAATTACGACCAAGACGGTGATAAAAGTCAGAAAGACGGCACTTCTGCTTACGGTTAGGATTTATTCCTAGAACCAGGATGGTGAGTGGGCCGCACACCTATCACCGTCTTTTCATTTCTTTTCTTTCGTTGTTGTTCGACATGAACCACTTCAAAAAAAAATCTTTAGTTCTATAATTTGACTTTTTAATGATAGTAACCTATATTCAGTGAAAGGCTGATTTACTACCTCGGTAGCTGAACCGACTGGGTCATTTCAGCCTTAAACCAAAGTTTGAAAAGAGAAAGCCACTTTTCTGTAATTCACCGAATCAGGTTAGCAGTATGCGGTGTTCTTTGGTTTGAATCTTTGTTCAAAATAACCTATACTTTAATCAAAGACGGTAGTGAAAGTCAGAAAGACGGTCATCCTGCTTACGGTTAGGATTTATTCCTAGAGCCCGGATGGTGAGTAGGCCGCACACCCGCTACCGTCTTTTCAATTCTTCTTCTTTGCTGTTCAACATGAACCACTTCAAAGTTTTCTTTTGTTTCTCTTATATCTAAGATCATTTCATTGTGATGATTATTTCCAAAAGGAACTTTAAACCTTAGATAGTTTTCTACATTTGAAGATAATATTTGTTGACCTTTACCGTAAAGACATAATCCTACAAGTACAGGATAACTTTTAGGATCAATCTCAAGGTGTCTTTGTTGGTTAGCTTGTAAAGCGTCTTTCTTAAAAACGACCTTTTTGCTTTGTTTAATTCCTAAAGCTTTTAAAGTTGAATGAGGTACAGGAGGTAAAACATTATCTTTTTCTGTTGTTAGTTTTATTGATGAAATAATAGCCTTAGCTTTTGGAGATTGTTTTGATAATTCATCAAGTAAAGCCTCATGATATCTTACTCTTGCTTTAATTTGTCTGTCAGTTAACTGAGTAGCTCCTACTCCACTAACTTCTTTAGTCTTGGTGTTAATAGCAATCTTCTTACCATTCTTAGCTGTTCTAAAGATAAGATCTTTATCAGGTATATTCTCATCTTTAGTTAACATGGTCTGTCTTGCTTTCACGCCTAAACCGAACATAAAACCAAGACAGTAAGCTTTAACAATGTTTTGAGTTAGTGGAGTTACCATAGTTAACCAATGAAGTTTTTTTATGAAGTCACTTTTAATAAAAATGACATCTGATTAAAAAGATGAGTTACGACGTTTGCACGTCATCGACAAGCACATCATGTATGGTACATCATCACCCAAAAGGATGATTTATCTTACATCCATAGAAACGACCGCCTTTGGTGCGAGCTTTGAGCATTTGCCATGCGTGTTGACCGCACAATGTTTGATTCCACCAATCGGCGGTATCTTTGTTTGACTTGAATAAATCAAAACTTGTATTTACTGAACCTTGTGATGCAGAAGTTACTCTTCCTGGCTGTCCGTTTTTATTCCACAGCTCTAATGTAGCTAAATGACAGGTAACAGCATATAAAAACGTTCTACGTGTGTAGATGTCGTTTTCAGGCTCATACTTGAAGCATGATGAACTGTCATCATTGCCATACAGCTCACATGCATCTTGAAAGCACATTTTTAAAGCCTCATCTGAAATATCAGCCAAATGCTCATATCTGCATCTAAAAACATCTATATCAAATTCAACTTTCATTTCAGATAAAACCTCAATCAACAGGGGAGCTTAAACTCCCCATTCATTACTATTCTTTTGCTTCTTCAACTTTTGCGTCTTTAGGAGAAGCAGGATCAAAACCGCCTGATGTCTGTGCGATCTTGTCCTGTACAGTATCTGACTTCATCTCATTCTCATTTTTGATTTCAAAAACACTTGGTAAAAAGCCTTTTGCACCAATAAACATGGTTTCACGTCCATGTAGAGCTTTAATAGCTTCCCAGTCTGTTCTTGATAATGTCTGATGTACTCCATTACCAGACTCAGTTAAGATGCCTTTTCTCTTACCTCGTAAAACAGCATCTGTTCCGTATAAAACTACAGATTTTGTTCCACCTGAGCCGTTAGGAATATCATCAAACTTGTGGTTATGACGTAAGCAAACAACAATATGAACAACGTCTGCACCTGTTAACTTCTCTGTCTCAGTTTTCTTTTTAACTGCCATTTATAGTCTCCATAAATTAAAAAAGGCGGTAAAAACCGCCTTAAGAGATGAGATTGAAAAACTAGATACCCTTCATGATAGCAATCAATGAAGGACGCTTAATCACAGTACCAAAGGTAGTACCGATAGCTTTCTGTGAGAAGTGTGATTCATGAGGAATTAAGCGACCTAAACGATACTTCTCTGAATAAGAAGGCTGTGCTGTAATATCGCCATTGTACTCAGGAACAATTAAGTACAATGTTTCACCTGTAGTATCACTTAACTCAGGAACTACCTCAATCTGAATGTTTGGATAGTTCTCAAGTAATAAGCCTTTAGCAGTCTTACCAAACTGAGTTGCATTTGTCAGATCAGCGTTTCTTGCATTGGAAATACCTAAAATCATAGGAGTATTTGCGTCAATGTTACCGCCGTTGTTTTTCTGTAACTCAGTGATTAACTTTACAATATCGTCATAAGCTCTATTAGCAAAGTCAGCTGTTGAGTCAGCCTTTTTATCAGCCCATGTTGATTTACCATTTACTGAAATAGGTGAAATAGAATCCGGTAAATTAGGATCATTTAACAGACCATAGATTTCCTTACCCTGAACACCAAAGAGGTAGAACTTATTCTGTGCTCTTTCAATAATTGATGCTGATGCTCTCTGTTTACCTGCTACAAGTGACAGTTTTGCAGCAGCTGCTAATTCAGCTTCAAAGTCACCATATTTTAAGGTAGTCTGGAATCTGAACTGCTCACGAACAGGGAATTCATAGTTAACATCTACAGATGAACCATTCTGAAAATCAGAATAAGCTTCAACGTCACCTGCCAACTCCTCTACAGGGAATGTATAAGAGTTATCAGTCCACTTACCAACCTTTGCTTCAATACCTAACTTTGTTGCAGCTGTTTTTGCAAACAGAATTTGTACAATTTTAGGATCGATGTAAGCAGTAAATGCTGATGGAACTCCAACGTTAGCAGGAGTAATTGCAGCATCCTGCGCTAACATTCTTGCAGTTTTGTTGTAATCAGTACGGATATTTCCGTTTACTGAATCATAAGCCATAAAGCCTTTTGCATAAGGAGCGACAATACCACGCTCTTTAGCTAGCTCAAAATCTTCGATCATTGATTATCTCCTAGAATCTCTCAGCGATGACTAAATCACCTTCAGCAAAGTTCTTCTTGCCGTCAGTTGCTTTAACTACCCAGCCTGTATCAACTACACCTGTACCTGCAGTTGCTGCTACAGATACAGCGCCTGTAGTAGGCTTAATTAAAATCTTTAAGCCTGTAGTACCTGCAGAAGGTGCCTTAATGTAGTACTGACCACGTAAAGCAATGGTTACAGTCTCACCATCTCTATAAACTGATGTAGCTTCATCAGTTACAGATTCAAAAGTTGAAGTTAAGTTGCGTTCTACAATACCGATTGGTAACTCGGTATCAGCTGATGCTGTAGCTGAAACTACACCGTCTTTATTAAAGAATGCAAAACCACCTGCTTTTACGGTACCGTCTGAGAAGTAGTTTGTATCTGTATAAAATGCCTGACCTACAACTACCTGCTGACCTTCAAAGCCTTTAGCAGGGTATAGACCGACAGTCTTCTGTAAAATTGACATTTATTAAACTCCTACCTGAACATTAGTTAAAATTGCTGAAATAGCACTATTCTTTGCTGTAGGAGCTGAATCAGTCGCTATTACAGTTCTCTTGTCCTTAGTTGCAGTTAATGCGCTGATTACAGCTTTTGCTGCTTTGCCTGTTAACTGATTGTAATTTCTGATGCCCAGCTTCTTAGCTGCTTCACGGTAAATCTGACCTGCGCTGTCAAAAGCCATTGCATCAACATTACCTAAAATTTGTCTGCACTCATTAGCAGCTGCATATTTAAGCTTTAGCTGTCTGTTAACAGCCTTAACCGCAACTTTAATCTGTGCATCCTGACCTAATGACTTATCTGTATTCTTATCTTTTTCGGATGAAAGCTTAAAGCCTGTAATGAATGCTTTCTTAAGCTCTGGTGAAGCTTCATCTAATCCACACTGTTTTAAAGCATCGCCAATGACCTTATCGTCATCGTCTTCTGCCTGAGCATTGTCATTAGGTTCTTCATCCTTAGCTGAATCAGTATCATCAAGATCATCATCAGTAGCATCTACAGGCTCTTCATGTTCAGAACCATTATCAGAATTATCAAGATCATCGTCTTCAGCAGGTTCTGATGTTTCCAAATCATCGTCTTCAGCTGAATTTAAAATGTCTTTGTACTTATCTTCATCACCATTAGCTTTGATAGCTTCAATTAAAGCTTCAAGCTTACCGTCAGTTGCAGGAGTATCATCCTTATCAACCATGTCGCCTTCTTTTGCCTTGTGCAGGTCAAGAATTGACTGTGCAAGGTTCTTTTCAGCATTTTCAATTGCTGCATTATCAGCCATTGTGTTTTTCTCCTTGATTTGTGCGTCTTCCACCAGCACATCATGTCCCGCACGGCCCTCTTCAACGAGAGCAACATGATTGCAATTAATATCAGTCATTACAAAGTCGTAATGTTGACCTTCAAACTCACCTTCTTTCTTTACAGGTGTGTATCTGTAAGCAAGACTAAGCTCACGCATTGAACCGTCTTTAATACGATCAATTGCCTTAGCATCGTGAAAATGAAGTGAATTGGTAAGATAAGGTGATTCCCATTTGGCATCATCGCCTGTAGAACCGATACGAGTATCTTTAGCAGGCGCGTTTGCGTAATCAGCGTGATGCTCAAACTGAATAGGAATACCGTTTAAACTCTGAATAGTGTCAGGTTTTGATAATTCTGATGCAGGTCTGTAACCGTGATAGATAACATCAGACTCAAAACCAAGTTCTTCATGATTTGGGATTTCATGGCCATAGTATGGTGCTACCTGTTCTTTAGTCACAGGGGAAACAGCAACATGAAGAAAACCATTGTCGTCCACAGTTCTTACTGAATCTTTATCTATTGAGAAATTGTCAAAAGCTAAACTTGTTGGCATGATTTGACCTATATTTATAATTAGAAGTCGTCTTAGTTAAGATGTAACTACGACTAAGACGAGTTACGACACCACTCTGGTAAAGCCATACGAAAACCGCACTTACAGTAAGGCAGTTCACCTGGCAAAACATTCTTGTTCACATCACTGTCATACAGTCCTACAGAGATGTCATAGCGCTGACCATCAAAAGCTCTGTGAGTTTCTCTTGACGTGTATTTGCCAGGTACATGTTTCCAGATGGCGTATTGAATTCCTAATTCTTTGGCGTTGCTGATTTGGATCTGTACACTTGATTTATGTACCTGATCACTTACAACACGCTCTACACGTGCTCTGTCAAATCCTTGTGTAGCACCTAAGACAATGCGAAGATCTGAAAGATTGTCTCCACCTAGCAATCCCTTTTGAACAACGTCAGAAATACGCTGTACATCGTTAAGTGAAATCTTGGTGATTAAAGCAGCATTCTCTTTAATCATTCCCTCCATTTGAGAAGCAATAGAAGGGGAAATGAACTGTTTTTTAATAGTAGGTACAGTCCATTTTCTTTTGAGATAATTAAGATTAAAACCTGCTGCTTTAAGAGCCTGTTTCTGAGCATAGCTGACTGTTGCAACCTGATTGCGTATAAACCAATCACAGAGCTGTCTTGAAATGCTGTTTAATCCTGTAGTCCATGAACCAATATTTCGATTAATAAAGTCATCAATATGGTTCTTTAGCCATTCAGGATCAGATTTAGCCATAGAACGCAGTATCTTGCGCTGTAGCTTTAGTAACTGCTGTCTTTCTGTTTGTGTCTTAGGTTTAGACAATGAAACATCTGTAGTAAGCATTGCTTCACTGTCCAGATTAAGCATGATTTGATTTAAAACATAATGTTGAAAATCACTTTGAAGTTGCAGAACCTTCTTTTGAAAGGTTTTGAGAAGTCCCTGATTCGGCTCGATTACTCTCGCTGTTCTCAGCTTTTTCATTCTTAGCCTCATTCATCATCTGTGTAAATGAATCGTCTGTCTTAAAATCTTCCTGCTCACCATTCTGCATTGACTGTGCTTGAGCTTGCTGTAGTTCTTCGGGCATTTCACTGTCGATAAAATCAAGGCCAATATCCTGATCTTTCTTAACAGCTTCACGAAGTTCTTCTGCACTTAGAACCTGTCTATCTAGTAGCTGTCCCCATGCACCAACCTTAGTTTGAGCTGTCATAGCCTGTGAGGCTCTGTTTTCAACATCAAGAGGCACAAAGTCAAAGGTAATAGATGGATCAATCTCTCCAAATTCAGCACGCTCAATAGCGTTAATGCAACGTTGAATTGCATCACGGTGTAATTCCTGTTTTGATGAGATATGGTCGTAGTAGTTTTTAAGATCGGATTCGCCTGTAGCATTAAAGCCAGAAGGCGAAATACCAAGCAATTTAACAGCAGGTACTCGGTTAATTGCACAAATCATTTCTAGGCTTTGTTTAACAATATCTGTACAGCCTGCTACTGTAGTTTGCACATTAGTTACATCTTCACTGTCTTTATCACACACAAAGATTGAATCGTTATCTCTGTAACGGGCTAACATAGCCATTTTTGCATCAAAGAATGCAATACCTTGTGAGTCACTATTCAGAATTGCATCCATATCAGTTTTAACTACAAGAAGTGAAATCTTTTGCAGTAGCTTTGCTGTGTATGTCCTGCACTCATTAAAGTGAAGAATGTAATCCCATAAGATTTGAGCCTGTGGAATACCTAAGAAGTTGTAATTTGGTTTTAGCAGTAATGGAGGTTCATTATCAACAATTCTTAATAATCTGTCTTTGTGAACTTTCTTACCCAATACATACCAGTACTTAGGCTTCATGTAATCAGAAGCTAAAGGATTAAAGGCGTTGTATTCGGCAGGGGAGATGTTAACAGGATCAACTAGAATAAACTTAAGATTATGCTCAGGATCAATCTCAGCTGACTGATTGTTAATTGCTAAAGGTAAATCAAGTTCATCTGAACCTGTATCAATAAAGATAAAACATCCACCCATGTAACCTGTTGTAGTAAAAGCCTCATGAAATACTGATTGAAGGTGATACTTGTTCTTTATTAAATCATCAAGTTTACTGATTTTGTCAGGATCAGTATCTTCACCACCTTTTAATTCAATCCATTTCTTAGACATGTCATCTGCTACAGTAGAGATACAGGCTCTAACCATACCTTGCTGAGCAATCTGCTGTAGTGCTCCATAACCTACAAATGAAGTAACAGGGAACTGTCCCATGTCAAAAGCATGTTGCTGTAAGCTCTGATAAATGGAATCAAAACCGCCAATACTTTCAAAAGCAGAATCCATTGCAAGACGTGTATTTTCTTTGCAACCTAATGTTACAGGCAAAGAGAAAGCTTTCTTAACCTTTTCTAAGGTATCAAATGCTTCAGCTGTTCTTTTAGGCATAAGCAACTGATTAAGTAACTCTTCAGGAGAGATCTTTTTCTTTGCTTTGATCTCTTTAATTTCTGCTTTTTGTTCTTTAGTATTCATAGGCAATAAAAAAGCACCTTGCGGTGCCTTCTTTTTATTAGTTGAATTTAGTTTTTAAAGATTTGCTTAACTGCGACTTTTAATATCATTGGTGCAAATTCTTTTAATGTTTCCCATGTGACCATGTAGCCAGCATCTTTAATAGCTTTAATTGTTTTATTTAAGAGAAATTTGTCTTTGACAATATCAGCAAAATCGTAACCTTTCAGAGTAATTCTTGGTACGTCTGTACCCCATGAATACAGACCATCAACAGAAAGAGATATTGTCACTCCTTTGATATAATCAGCATCGATAAGCATCTCTAAGTGTTGCATTAGAATGCTGTACTTGTTTTGATTCGACTCATACTTGCTGATAAGCAACTCTAATCTGTCATCTTCAATTGCATTAAAGATGTCACCCATTAAATGCCAGTCTCGTTTCATAATAAGCCTCTTATAGCAAGACAAAGAACAGCAATAATGAAATAATTGATAAGATTGACTGAACTCTCAATAGCCATCCTCTACGTGCAATCTGCACCTTTAAATTGGCAATTACTTTGTCATAGTCGTAAAGAATATCTTTAAGTGATTTGTCGTTTTCTTTTAACTCATCGTATAAGGATCTAAATTTATCCATTGGCAGGTAAGTTGAACCTGTGAACAATCCACTTAATGACATACAACCTAAAATCAATGAAGCTGTAGATGTGAATATCATAGCAACTGCAATGTAATACAAATCTTGATGAATAGGCATTGCTTTTAGACCTGCAATTAAAGCAACATTTAACCAAAGGTAAGTCTTAGAAACGTCACGCTGATGTTCTTTTACTTCTTGACTTAGGTTATACCAAAATTTGTAAGCGTACTCTAAAGATAACAGAGGTGAAAACATGATAAATACCTTATTTATGCAATTCTAAAATCACAGGGCTTATAATTACCAGAAAGACAAACCAAATGAACCATGACATACATTAAAACCTTCTTCTGCCTTGTCTTAACAGTCTTAAATTAGCTTCTGAAACTCTATTTTGAGTGTCTTTTAACTCTACAAGACCATAACGCATTGCATCCATGCAATTATGAACAATCAGTCCTCCGTTGACTGCAAAATTATGGAATTTATCAGCCTCTAGATTATAGACATCCTCATTCTGAGATTGAATTATTTTTTTTATTTTTACGTAGGGCATTTCCGCAATTCCTGCTACAGGTTTGACTGGGTTTAAATCGATTAGTTTTAAATTCTTTTCCACAAAATGGACAAGTTTTTACTATGCAATCTAAGCCCATGAGCCTACGGTATTTTGCTCTGTGCGCAGGACAACAAAACTTAGCTTCATATTTCTTTGATTGAAATTTTTCTCCACAAACTTGACATGTGAATGTTTTTATTTGAAACAGCCTATCTTTTGTTGATTCATACTGCGCTTTATGCCATTCATGACCTTGAGCAGAGCCATGCCATTTGTTAGCGTATTCTCTAGCATGATCCATGATCTTTTGCTTGGCTTTTAATTGCTCGGGAGTTCGCTCTTCAGAATGAATTCTTTGATGTTCTGCTCTCGTAAGTAATTTGAGATTTGAAATGTCATTATTATCAACGTTATGATCTATATGATGAACTTCATATCCAACAGGAATTTTGCCATTGTAAAATTCCCAAACATATCGATGCATACGTTCTGTAGTAGATGTGTTTTGCCAATAAACATTACCTGGATATTTACAAAATTTTTGATTGTTAAAATATTGATATTCTATAGTTAACCTCAATACTACAAGATAGTTTAACTATAAACAGATAAAATCTCATCATCTAGCGTTAGATCTTCAGCTTTTTTCCAACCAAATTTAGTCATTACTAAATGATCAGGGGTTAACTTTAGATATCTACCATCTTCAAATTCAATTTTCAGAATAGGAGCATTCTTTCTAGTTAATCTACAATCATAGAAGTGAGTTAATGTATGACATTTACCGTCATAACAAACAACTTGTCCTTCTTTTCCTACGAGTTTTTTTATTGGAATTTCACCGAATTCGGTCATGACTAATGTATCACCAGTTAGACAATGGCTGAACTCATGATTAGGTTTGTTTGTTGGTTTACCTAATCTATCCTTTTCCCAACAGTAATTTTTGATTTCATGTTCAAAGTTTGTACATTTAGGAGAATAGATGATCTTGTAGTTCTGTATCTTTTGAATACCATAATTTACAGAATCAGGACCTTTAGGAGCTGGTTTTGCATTGATACCAACTCTACGAAGTTCTTCAATAGATTTAGGCTCTGCAGCATCACAGTAAACAACTTCACCTGTTAAGCCAATATCGTCCTTAATGCGTTTTGCTATTTCTTGATTGGTAACATTGGTTAGATACAGTTCATAACAGATATAAATCTCTTTATTCTCTGTATCAACAAATCCACCAACGAAAGCTGTAGGATCAGTAAAACCAAAATCCAAACCAAAGAAAGCTTTGTATCTTCGAGGTGCTCCAATGTAGTCTCTGTCGCTTAACTCTCGGCATTCCACATTCTCATAAATAAGCCCTTCTGCAATACCCCAATCACCTAAACCCTCAATCTTATATCTGCGAGGATTGCGCTTTTTCATGTCTTCAAATAAAGCATGATCGGCATCTGATAACCACTCGTTACAAAGGTAATTAGTTGTCTTGGTAAATGTAAGTTCGGAAGGTTCATCGAAAAAGCGTGACTTTAACCATGACTGTTCAGACCATGGATTAAAGGTGATCATAATTCTGATGAAGTAATCATCAGGCATCTGACCACGAAAAGACACATCTAACTTGTTAAAAGCTTCTTCGTCTACAATCTCATATGCTTCTTCAATCCATACCCAGCAAAGATAACCTTTAGGCACGGAAATAGAAGTGATCTTCTGACCTTCATCTAATCCACGAAACAAGATCTTCTGACCTGTAGGGTTGTAAACAATCTCAAGAGGGGAGGTCTTGAATGTGAAGTAGTTCTTAATACCAAATCGTTCACATGCCCACTGCAAATCAGAGAACTGACTATCTCTGATAGTATTCTGATAACGTCTTACACATAGAGCGTTACCAAGTGGCATTTTTACAATGTGGTATATAAGCCACAAAGCAGTTGTTTTTGATTTCTTACTAGCTCTTGAACCTTTACAGACTACATAACGTTTCTTTGTGTTCCACCAATCGCCATAATTGTGACCAACTATATCAAGCAATTGTGAAACTTTAGTAGTCATCAGGCATTTCACCAACGATTATTACAGGGGAAACGTTAACATTAGTTGAAGTATCGTAAGCACCTTGCATCTTAGCCAGAAGATCTGCTGCTTTGATGCGGTCAAAATTAGAAGGTAGTTTAAAGTCGTGAACAACGTCACCCATTCCTTTATTGCTAACTACCATTAACTGCTCTTCTTTAGCTTCACCACGAGCAATTGAGGTTAAAATTTTTTGAATTTCGTTTTTATCTGCAATAAGTTTTGAATTAGCTTCATCAGCTAGTTCCTTAATTCTCTGTTTGATATGTTTTTTCTGTAACAGCTTATAACCATAAGAGCCTGCTGCATTTCCTTTCATTGAATAGCCTGCATCTATTACAGATTGTTTTGCATTTGCATTAGAAGCGTAAGCGATGCAAAACTTTTCTTCTTTTGGATTTAGTTTTGGCATGATTACACCGTTTTGAAAAATTAGAAAAGCTAAACTATAATTAAGTAAATACCGTAAAGCTCCATTTCTAGGAAGAAAAAACCGTACGCCTAGATTTGTAGGTATACCGAACCTCGATTAACAAGCGATATATTCACCTTTACGGTATGATGTCATATCCTGTTATTAACCAAGTCTTGGTCGTTATCCAATATGGATTGTTTGTAGAAGCATCAAAACTTAATTTACGGAGTTTATGATAACTAAAACCTAAGCCACAACAAAATCCTAATGTATAGGCTTGAGTTATATTCATGTTTACTCCGTTAAGCTTTGATATCGTTTACTTAACTCATTACGTTCAACTGCAATCTCATCACACTTAGCTGAGAGCTTAAGGACATACTCTGCAAGAGCTCTTCGCTCTTGTCTAAGTTGTCTACATTCACAGGTTGCTTTAGCTTCTCTGGTAGAAGTGGTATTTGTGGACAATGTTGTTCTGTTGGAACTGCCACTGTCTGAGTGCATGCTGTTAGTAGTAGCATGCAACTTAGACATAGCAGCATTGTACTTGTCTTTAATCTTGTTAATCTCATCTGTAGCCTCTTTGTCAGCCTGTTCCTGTTTAGCTTGCCATTCATGTTCTATATTAAGCTGCTTAACTAAAGCATCCTGTTCTGTCTTTATAGCCTCTGCCTGAAGATTGATAATCTCAGCTCTGTAATGCTTAGCTGTAACAGTGATACCAAAGCAGGAACCAATAACTGCAGACATGGTAGCTACAATTAAAAGTAATTTAAGATCCATAAACAATATAAGAAATTAAACCAATTAACATTGCAAGCAGTACAAGATAGCTTGCAATCTGAGAATGAAACTCTTTCTTTGAATACTTCTTATAGTCAATTGAGAGCTTAATTAAGCCTATGACAAAGAAAGCAAAGAACATCAGATAGATGATTAAAAATGTTGTTTCAAGGAAAGTCATATGAAGTTTATATATTTGGTTGCCCAAGAAGGTCTTGAACCTACTACCAAACGATTATGAGTCGTCTGCTCTAACCTGATGAGCTATTGGGCAATAAATCTTAGTGTGAAGCAAACCCCTTATTAAACTAATGAATTGTTACATATCAATTAAAGATAACGTTCGCTTCACACTTATGAGCAATCTACTAGCGAAACCGACAAAGACTAATAAACCGCTCATAAGTGTGAGCTGTCTGTTTTACTTCTGACAGCAAAGAAGTGAAGTTTCAAATACCTAAGACATGTTGTTTCAAGCACCTGAACACGTGGAAATCTTAAGAAAGAAACAGTTTCTGTTCAGCCTGTCTTCTCTTTGTTAACCCTGGCAGAACTACACCGCCTGCTTTGTTAATATCTAAGAACTCAAGCGATGCACCGTACTTATCGCCTTTTTTCATCTTAGCCCAAAGTTTATAACCTGTTAAAACCTGAATAGGAGATAACCATCGCCCATCTTTTGTTTTCTTTCCCGACAGATTAAAGAGTAAACTGCAGAGGGCATCAAACATACCTTGAGTAACTTCAATTTCATCGGCATTCAATGCTGCTATAACCTGACGTTCAATCTTTTCTAGATCTGATTTTAAAAGGTGCTCTGCTTCAATCTCTGTACAAATAGAATTCTTTTTAACATCATGTCCATGGTGACCATAACCAATAGTCCATCCGCTCTCACTGGATACAGGCTTATATGCTGTAGTTCTTAAGCCTTCAAAGTTCATTATAAGAGCAATTCCGTGACTGCTTACTTTCATTTATAAAATCTCAGTTATTGTTGCTATTAGTTCGCCGTTGTGAGGATGGATCTCTCCACGTCTGATGTTTAAAACATCTACCTGTGAATCATCATTCCAGACGCCAGCAATGGAGCATGCATCAAGAAAACCTTTCATAGGATTGTCTACATCACGTTTGCGCTTGTCAGGAAAATGAAGAGTTACATCAACATGTATCTTAGCTTCAGGTGAGAATGGCTTATCTATTTGAGATTTGATTAACCAAATTGCCTGTTCTTTCCATGAACGGTACTTTGATGTCTCAACCATTCCTCTACCTCTGTAAGATCTCGTTAAACGAGCATTAGCACTTACGGGCATTGGAATACGTAAAATCATGATGATTGATGTCCAAAGAAAGTACAGCCTAACAAGGCCAGTAGAGAAATGAACATGTACAAACAAGCAAAGCCGTTAGCAGAAAGCACAACGGCTAAGCCAATCTCAACAGACCACATCACTGTCAAACATAAACAATGACTAAATGAGCGTTTAATCTTTTTTGGCATAATGATCCTCGTTAAGATTAAAGCGCTTCAGTACAAGTTTAAGAGTGATCTCTGTAATGCGACCTGCACCGATTGCACCAATACCAACAGCCAGATACAAACAGTCAGACTTAGTTATGCTTGAGTAATGACTTTGTACCCACCCACACAAAGCAAAAGCAATGCATCCACAGAGGACAGCTTCAATACATTTCTTGTAGTTCTCAGGAGGCTGCCCTTTTAAGATGTCAAAGCATAAAGCTACGATACATGCGATTATTCCTGCCGCAAGGTAGTAACAGTATGGTGCTAATGAGTTAAACACCGCATCTAACATGAAATACCTCGCAAAAATAAAATTAGTGTGTAGAAACGAAAAAAGCACCTACAATGAGGTGCTTCTTCTTACAGGATTATCGATGAAATTTACGTAACAATCTATATATACAGTTATTTCATGTTACAAATCTATTTTAATAGGGGTCAACAAGGATGTCAACGGTTAAAAATAACGATAAATCAACATGTTATAAAATAGTTTAAAACAAAAATATTAGGAATAATTACTAATAAAGCTCGATATTGAAGTTTTTATTTGAGCAAAATAATAAAAATGTGATGTTAATCACTAAAATATTTTAGCTCTTTTAGCACTCCATACAAAAACCTATGCCACTTCTCCATAGCTTCACGTCTTTCTTGAAGCAATGATGATCGCATGTAAGCTCTTGTGATTGCGTTACCAATAGCATGAGTTAGACATGCTTCAGCTGTGAATAAGTTAATGCCATTATGAACCATCCATGCCATTCCCGCAGCTCTCCAACCATGAAGCATAAAATCAATGTTATGTTTTTTTAATTCGATTAAGGTTTTACTTCTGACTGTCTCAGGAGCTATTTTAAATATTCTTCCTGGTCGTTCTTTGTCGCAGATCTTGTCTAAAAGAATCTTAAATTCAGGTGTTATTGGTACCTTAAAATTATTTATTCCTGTTTTTGTTTTCTTAATGTTGATTACATTGTTTTTATTGTCAATATCTTCTAATTCAACAGATGCTGCTTCAATAGGTCGAACTAAAACAAAGAACCCGAAGATTATGTAATTTACATATCTTTGATTCTTAAAATTACTTAAAACCTCTGACAATATTTTTTTTATTCCATCTTCAGGAAAGTCAGGATCTACAGATTTTAAATGCGTGACTGTATGAGAGGGGATCAGCTTTTTTAGTTTTTGAAAATTGTTATTTTCCAATTTCTCGTTATTAACTGCAAAATCTACAAGCTGATTAAAGAAATCAGCAATTGTTTTTGCAACAGTTATTTTATTTGAATAAATAGCGCTGTTAATGATATCTCTGACTTCAATAAAAGTTATCTTTGCTAAGGGTTTGTCTTTTATAGTACCCAACTTGGATAAAACCCCACGAAGATGTTTTATAGTATTTTTTGAATAAGATTTTGTTCGTAAGAAATCATCATAAGTATTTTGAAGTGTGTACTCTTGTTCTTTTAGTTTAACGGCTAGTCTTTGATTATATTCTTTAATGTACTCTTTAGGCTTATAACCTTTCAGTGCAAGATCATAACGTTCTTTAAGCATTGCTAATGCCATATCAAGAGTTACGTCTGAGACTGATCCTAAAAATTCCTGATGACGTTTGCCATTGATAGTGGTTCTAAAGCAGTAAGAACGAGTGATATTTCCATTTGCGCATTTTCTAGCTAGAACTGATAAGTTGTCAGTGATGGTAACTCTAATAGAACTCTTGTCTTCAGGAACATTAAGAGCTCTGATAGTCTTATCTGTAAATTTCATAATGATATCCATGTGATCCAAAGTGTTACCCAGAAAGGTGGATAACAATTTATGAAATTATACAAATTTAACGATATTTTTACTACTTTATAGAGGTGATTTTGGATATTAAATTATTAAAATATAAGAAAAAATATTTTTTAAATTGTAAATTGCTTAAAAATTAGATAGATAAATTTCTAATATTTGACCTAAAAGCTAATAAAAATCAAAAGAATAAATTTAGCTTACCTATGCTCCGATAATTGAGCCTGCTCTATCTATTACATGACCAATTACTCTAATTGAGGACACCTCTTCTTTCGATAAGAACTCATCCTCATAGAGACGATTATCTGATCTTATGATCAGACCTCCACGAAGAGGAGCAATAAGTCTTTTTACATGCAATCCTGAAGCGTCACAGAAAGCATAGATATCACCATCTACTATTTTTAATTTGGGATCGCAGTCTACGATCACGTAGTCGCCATTTTTAATTAATGGTTCCATACTGTCGCCTGTTACCTTAAAACTTTTACAAAAGGCGCAACTTCTGATCCCATATTTCTCAAAATAAGACTTATGGAAGAGGGACAGTCTGTCATATTTGTATTCAACAAATTTTGGCTCAGTATCAGTCTTAGGAGCAAATGTTACTTCATATCGAGGTACAGGGTAATAGTCGCAGCCAATAACAGGATGCTCCTCAGAGAACAGAGACTCATCACTTTTATCTCCTAAAAGCAGCCACATTGGCGATACATTAAGCGCCTTTGCGATCCTCAAAGCAGTATCAACTTTCAGGTTAACAATTTTGTTGTTTATAATCTGTGACAGTCCACCTTCAGAGATTTTTGCTTTTGAAGCTAATTCAAAACCTGTCATTCTCTTTTCATATAAAGTCTGTTTTATACGTTCACCAATTGTTTTATCTATCATAGCAAACTACCTTTATCTCTTATTTTTAAGTGCAGTATAAACGGCTAAAAATGTGATTTTTTTATGTGCCCTAAAAGAGGTGTACTAAATATAATATTGCTCAAATTAAGTGCTTTATTGCCTAACTTAAGTGCATTTAGAATGAGTGTAGATAAACTTAAGATCTCTTTATAAAAGATGAGGATCGGTAAAAATTAAAAAATCCATGAAAATCAGGAATAGTAGGGGGATAAAATGCATAAAAAATTCAAGAACGGTATGCATATAAAATTACATAAATAATCTGAAATGATATAAAAAAACTTCGAAAGTTCAAAAGGATATATTTAGCTTTTTAAGAACAGTATGCGTGAAAAATATGTGTAAAAATCAAGTACAGCATGCATATAAAGTCTATGAAATAATTATGAGTAGTATAATTGAATTTGTAAGTGGACTTAGAACAGTATACAGATAACCATCTTCAAAGGTCCTCACAATCGAAATTTTGGTAAGAATTGATTGTGAGAATTTATATGAGGACAATA